GATGACATTACCGCTCAAGTAGCTCAGGAGGCTATTAACGCTGAAGCACTGGCCTACCTCGCGTCAACGGATTGGCTTATCATCCGCGAAGTGGACGCAGGGGTGCCTTGTCCGGTTGAGATCAAGACGCTTCGAGCTGAAGCACGCGCTAAAATCGTTAGGTAAGAGGGGGAGATCGTGGGCAATCAAAATATCAATGGCGGTCTGAATTTTGTTGTCCCTACTAGCGGGACGAGAAATTGGGCAAATTTGCTCAAGGCGGCATGGGATAAGATCTCTGCCCACGATCACTCTGGAAGTCCAAACGGGGTGCAGATCTCAACTGCAGCGATTGCGTCTGAATCTGTTACCTCTGCAAAGTTGGCTAAAAATATTGCTGGCACGCAAGCAACCACTGTTACTCAGGTTGGCAATGCTGCTACCCTGAACTTTAACAATGGCAATATACAGAAACTTAGTATGCAGGGTGCAACAGGAACGGTGGCCGTAACCCTCTCAAACACACAGGCTGGGGCTACCTATAAAGTCTTTATTGTTCAGGATTCGACTGCAATTCAAGACATTACTTGGCCAGCATCAGTGCTTTGGGCGCAAAGTCAAAAATATGGAATCGATGTAGCTCAAGGCCCGGGCGATATTGATTGCGTGACCTTGTACTATGACGGGACGAACTATTACGGAGACTTTCAATTAAACTGGGGTTGATATGGCGGACCGACCTTTTAAGGGCTACAATCCTAAGAAGCATTCCAGAACCGGGGGGTTGAATGAATCCTACCGAAAGAAGTACAATCGGGAACATGGCGCGAACCTGCAAGCTCCTGTGACAGAAAAGAATCCATCGGGAGACAGAGAGAAACGACGCCGCAGCTTTTGCGCTAGAATGACTGGGGTGCCCGGCCCTACAAGTGAAAAAGGAAAACTAACCCCTAAAGGCGCCGCTCTAAAGCGGTGGAGGTGTAGATAATGGATCCAGCAAGTATGGCAGCAATTGCGAGCGCATTGATGACTGCTGGCGGAATGTACGCTGGTCAAAAAGCCAAAACAGCTCAAGAAATGCAAAACGCATATCAGACTGAAGCTCAGATGGGTATGGCTGGCGAAAAAGAACGGGCAGCACAACAGCAGGGAGCTTTGGGTGGAGTAATTGACAGTTATCGTCAGATGCTTCTGGGGTGACCATGGCTAGATCTATTTTTGCTCCATCCTCTCAAATCAGCGACACTCTCGCAAAGCCCTATACTCCTTTGGAGCAGAGGGAAGAGATTAGACTTCCAGAAAACCGAATTTCAAATGTCATTGAGGCAATGAAAAAGGAACAGACTCCAAAACCTTTGATGAAGGCAGAGGAAAGATATTTTTCTCAGCTTGGAAAAGAACCTACTTCCACAGAACTGCCAGACTATCTTCAGATTCAGCCAAAAGCTGTAGATGCACAGCCTGTTGAGGAAGATGAAGAAAAGCCTCTGACTAATAAGGAAAAAATTGACCTAGCAGAGTCGTATGCAAAGGGTGCGCTTAACCTTGGAAAAGGTGCATATGAAATGATTGAGGCAGAGCGTTTAGGAAAATTGAACGCTGAGTTAATGAAGAAAAAAGGCGAGTTTGAAGCAGCTTCAGATGTAACGAGTGGTAAGGTTGGAGCGGTTGGAAATTACATTGCAAATCTGAGAGCAGCATTGGGGAGAAAAGTATGATGAAGGGCAAAATGCACGGAAAAATGATGGAAGCGGCTAAGATGCACTATGATCAGCTTATGTCCGTTCTCGATAAAATGGGCATGAGCATTGAAGAGTTTATGGATGCTCAAGAGTCTGAACCAGAGACTGAAGACATGATGGAAGAAGAGGGTGAATCTGAGGAATCTGGTCCAGATATGGGCAAGGTTTCGATGATTGTCGCAAAGCTCAAGGGCAAAAAACCTGCTGATTCTGAAGAATACGAGGAATAACCAATGCGCAGGGTTGAACAACTCATCGCTCAGAGCCGCAGGGCGACCGAAAACCAAGAATTTACGGAGTCTGCTGGGGTTCAGGATGAGGAGTTTATTCAATACCTGAACGACGCGCAGGAAGATATTCAGACGATCATTCAAGGAACCTTTCCCAATATCATGCTCAAGGAAGAGATTGGATCTCTTATTTCTGGGCAGGGTGGATATGACATTCCACGGGATTGTTTTCTTGGAACTCGTATCAATCAGGTTGAAGTTACGCTCTCAACTACTGAAAACTTCTATGTCTTGAGAAAAGCCTCACTGAGAGAGCGGATCAACTTCAAATCTGGAAGTCCGGTCTTTTGGATTAGAAACGGATCTCAGTTTTTACTGCAGCCAGCCCCACAGGCATCTGGTCAATACCGGGTAACCTATCAAAGAACCATTCCGACGCTCGATATTAGACGCGGGACTGTAGATAGCGTGACATTTGGAGCTGGGAATACGATTGCGTCACTCATTCTCAAAACAGATGAACCTCTGGATGATCAGGCTTTGATTGAACAGAACTTTATTACGATTGTTGATAAAAACGGTTCAGTTAAGATGCAGGGAATCCCGGTGACAGATGTTTCTGCGAGTACTGGAACCGTTACGATCGAGGCAGGATTTGTCTTTGAGGATGGAGAGACTATTGAGGCTGGGGATTATGCATTGAGAGGTGCATACTCAACCACAAACAGTCAGCTTCCTGACATCTGTGAGAAGTTTCTTTTAGAATACTGCAATACGCGGATCTTGATGCGAGACAGTAGCGCGGACAGCGTTGAGACTGGTACTCTTATGGCAAAGATCCAAGAAACTCTCAGACTAGCGTTTGCTGAACCTGACGCAGATCCAGATCGGATCACCATTTTGGACACTCAATTCCTTGGACTAGAGGACTTCTACCCCTAATGGCCAGCCAATATACGATCGTCAAAAAATACAATAACTGGTATGGAATCGATCTGAAGAGTTCCGATCTTTCGATTGATCCATATGCAGATACCGCAGATAATTTGACGACCGGCCAACTGGGAACACTTGAAAAACGGACTGGTTATCACCCAACAGGTAATGACTCTGGTCCTCTTGGGATGTTCGTTTACAATCGGATCAATCCAAGTACAGGAGTTGAGGAACCAGAGGTTTTATCTGTTTCAGATGAACTCAAGAAACTAAAAATCTTGAGCATTTCACTCAACTACTCTGGATCTGGGACTTCGGCACAATTTAGTCTACATTATAGTCCGGATGCCGGAGAGTATATTGCGTATATTGTAGAAACTACCACATCTGGTGTTCAACAGTATCCTACGACTGGCCCGGGTATCTCTCTTGGAAATGGTTTAGATGACCTTGCGCCTGTGACGATCACAAACCTGATTACTGCGATTAACGCTCTTGGGACTGGGCAGTTTTCAGCATCACTCTCTGCTGGAAATGGATCTGTTCCAGCAGCGTATATCGAGACGCAAGCAGATATTGAATTTGTAGATGCTGCTATCAGTCTAGACGCTAAGTATTGGGAAACCGTCAATAGCCCGGGGACCACTGCACCTTTTGCTGGGGCATATGCTAAACTAGATGACACAGACTTTGAACCTGCAAGCTCAGTACAGGCTCAAAACTCGATCTTTTTTGCTACAGGTCAGGATTCCCTGAAAAAATACGATGGCCAGAATGTTTATCGCGCTGGCGTTCCTAGTGTGACTCAAGTTTCAGGAAGTGCAATTTCCCACACTACTCCTGCTGGTTCGATTACTGGGAACAATTATCAGTATCGGATCCAATACATTCAAAAGGATGCAAACGGTGTTCTAGTTGAGGGGAATGCAATTTACTATCCAGCTCAGGGTGCTTCGCTTATTAGTCCAATAGCCCAGAATATCTCTCTAACTAACATTCCAAATATTCTAGCATCATCTGGATTTAATACAGGATGTGCGGTTGTAGATGGCGCTCAGTCTTTAGTGAACACCATTGTGGTCGATAACGGCTCTGGTGGCGTTCATACCATGAAGGTCGGTGATACAGCGTATTTCTACGATTCTGTGAGTTTAGCATATGTAGAGCGTGAAATTATAGCGGTAGATACTACCGCTCCGACCTATTCTATCACGGTTGCCGGAGCAGCCGTTACGGTGGCGAATAATGCCGTGATCTCGAACAATCTGAAGATCGCACTTTGGAGAAATGAGTCTGCATCCTCAGCTCCCACTGTTTGGTATTTAGTCGCAGAGCTTCCAAACAATTCATTTACGCCAGTTCAGAGTTATGTAGACAGCACGACTGATGTAAATCTTGGGGTTGAGTTTATTGAGCCTGTAACGGATAGAAGTCCACCACAGAATGTCAAATACCTGACCATGTATCAGGGATTGATGTTTGGAGCTGGTCTAACCTTAAACCCAAATTTTGTGAGCTGGTCGGACATTGAGAACGTGGAATACTGGCCGTATCCAGCAAACAATGCGCTCGTTAAAAGTATCGATGGCGACCGAATTACGGCTATTTCTGCATCCAACGACATTCTGGCATTATTCCAGTCTAGAGCGATTTATGTGCTATCCGGTGATGTAGTAAGCGGGGCATTTAGGATCGAACAACTTACTAATGACATCGGATGCGTAGCGCATCAGTCTATTCGAGATATTAGAGGACGCTTATTCTTTCTGTCAGCTCTTGGACCTAGAACTATGAGCGGTGGACAAGTTCCTACTGCACTCGGAGTATTTGAGGAAAATACTCTGGTATCGAGGATTGATCCGCTGTTTCAGCAAGATCACTCTGTTGATGCAGAAGAGCGGTTTTCTTTGTCTCGGGCATGGGCATTCCACAACAGAGCAAATCAGCAGTATTGGCTGTTTATCCCAGCAGAGTCAGAAGTGGATGGGATTCGGTATTGCAACGGAAACAGTCAGCTTTTGATGTATGATTATTCCAGAGATTCATGGGTGACGTGGAAGAATATCAACGCCGCTGGTGGGGTTGTTGCCATAGACAATGACACCTATTTTGTAGAACGGTCCATAGATCCATTAGATGCCCGCAGAACGGCTCTTTATAGATTCCATACCACAGGGACGAATCTGGACTACCAAGACCATACTGACGCCATTTCGTGCGTCTATAAGGCAAAGCCAGAGTTTCTTGGTGAGGCATCGCTTCTAAAGAACTTTATCGCATTTAGGCTTTGGACGATTGAGCAGGTCGAGGGAGAGTTCACGGTTACGGTTAAAACTGAAACCAACTTTATCCGAGACAATACGGTTAGTGAGTTTACCCTGACGGTAGGTGCAGACGGATATGGGCTGGGTCAATATGGTGTCGATCCATATGGAGATCCACAGGCTAATAACCTAAAGCACAAGCTCTCTAATGGTCGGACACAGGCTCTTAGAACGATTATGGAAAACGCAGAGCCACAACAAAACATTGTGGTTACGGGTTATGAGCTAGAGGTGGCGGTGCCTTATAAGCTCGCTATGAAGTCATGAAGCTGATCAATATTAAAAAAATCAGTGTTCCCAAGACCATTGAGGGAATCATTGGGTTTTTAGAGATTTATCTCGCAAACTATTTGCGGGAAGTCTCAACGGCGATGACAAACCTAACTTTTGTGGATAACTTTCAGGCGTTCATCACAGAGATTGAAATTCCCGCTGGATCGGAAGTTTCCATAGTTCATGACTTGAGGGTGATTCCAAAGTCCCGCATAATCCTGAGAAGCAACAGCTCCAGCATTATAGACGGCACAGAACCTTGGACAGAATCCAGAGTGAGCCTTAAAAACACAGGCGGAACGGTCGCATCAGTTAAAGTCGCGTTTCTAAAGGATTAAAAATGCTAAGAGAACGACATTTTTTGTTAAAAAGAGCAGATGACGGTGCAGATCGAGGACCTTATCACGGGGATTGGTCTATGACTCCCTATACTGGTACTCAGCCAGAAAACAGAAACCGCTGGATGACTCCAGAAGCAAAAGAGGCTGCAATGGCTAATGATAGACAGAAAACATATGCAGATATTGAAGGTAATTATGGGGATGTCTTAAAAGCCCCAGAACTGACCAAAGTAGATCTTTCAACTACTGGCCCAGATGGAAAGCCTGTTACCACTCAAGAGTCCATTAAAGGATTACTTGAAAGACAGCTTAAAGGTCTTGAAGGCTATACCTCAGAAGAGTCTGCCGCTATTCGCGGACAACAACTTGCCCAGACTAAACGCGCAGAGGATTTAGCAAGACGACAGCTTGCAGCCCAACAGGCTCGCGGTGGTCTTTATGGTGGTGGTGCTGCTGCAGGTCAGCAACAACTCGCACAAGGAATGATGGGTCAGAGAGCGGCAAACGAACAGGCTCTCGCCATGCAGAACATCGATGAAAAACAACGTCGATTGATGGCAGCAAATCAGACCTTTAGCGGTGCCTTGGGTACTGAGCTTGGACAAGAAGGAAAACAGGCATTTTTGAATATCCTTCCCGGCCTTACAATGGCCCAGATGACTGAAGCGGAACTTGGTGGGCAACGGCAAGAACGTATTGCTTCTGATACTGGGTCTTCTATGGTTCAAGCAGCACAGGCAGCCGGGTGCTGTTTTATCTTTCTTGAAGCAAATGCTGGCGTTTTAGACAGAATTGCTCGCAGGGCGAGAGATGAACTCATGACTCCAAGAAACCAACGGGGCTATTACAAGCTCTCTGAAGTGCTAGTTCCTCTTATGAGGAAGTCAAAAGTCATTAAGTTTTCGGTTCAGTGGGCAATGGTTAAGCCGATGATTCAAGCTGGGAAATGGTACTATGGAGAAAATAAGATCGGTCGGGTCTTTGCTCCATTGGCTCGGTTTTGGATCGGTCTTTTTGACTATCTTGGACAAAATCATCCGTTTCTTCGTGAAAATGGTGAGGTGATCTAATGGACGAGGAACAGCGGAAAGAAATTGACCGAGTCATTGCTGGTATGACCGGTGGATCTGCAACTCAGGCCATTGAACAACCAGAAAAATCCTCTCAGACTGTTACTGAACAGCCATTGGATATTGCTCGTCTTAGGCTTCGAGCAGCAGAGCTTGAAAGAAAAATGGAAGAGTTCCCAGAAACTTATGGGGAAAAACGGGTTACAAAGATTTATGAACCCGCTCTGGCGGCTTTGGATTACGATAAACTTCTCCCAAAGGGTGAAGATCAGAATATCTGGAAGCTACTCGGATTTAGCCTTGGGCCAGCTATTCTTGGTGCAGCCCTTGGAAAAACTCCGACTGGTCGAGCATTGGGTCTTCAGGCTGGAGCTAAAGCTGGAGCGGAGTATGCTGGAGCTTTATCGAAGCGTGAAGAAAAGCGAGAAGAAGCAGCAGCAGATCTCAGAAAAGAACTTGAGAAAAAGCGTATGGATCTCAAACTCAAGATGCTTGAAGAGAGAGCAAAAGGCCGCAGTGATGATCCTGCCTACAAGGCACTTGCAGGGGCTGCTGAGGATGCTCAAAAGCTGATTAACCGAGCAGCCGGTGGTGAAGAAGTCAAAAAGACCTTTATCACATCCGAAAAAGAACCAAAAATTGCAGTGACTCAACTTACTCCGGGAGTAGTGTGGCGTTCGGATATGGATGTCCGCTCACAACTGACTTCTGCAGGTCAGGATGCTTTGAAAAAGGCTCGTGACGTTGTTGGAAAGTACACCTCTTTGGACGATGCAATCGCATCCTATCAAGAAAAACTTCAAAAGGTCGGTGGCTTGGCTAAAGATCCCTCTTCTAAAGAGGCTCAACAGCTCCAACTTGAATATCGAGATATTCTGCTCAGAGCAAAAGAGGTCTATAATCTTGGAGTTCTGAACGGTGGAGACCTTGAACAATTAGAGGCTATTATTCCGGCTGGGACACTTCAGCTTGATGGGGACAGTTTCTTTAGTTCGATCAAAAAGCTCGCTACCGAAAAATACAACTCTGGGATTGCTGAAGCATTCAGAAATAGAATGCGTAACTCTATGAGCAGAGAACTTTATCCTCTCGGGTTTATCAGTGGTAAAGGTCCGGTTGCACAAGTTCAGATGACTCCACAGCAAAAAGCAGAGTTTGAAAACTTCAAAAAGTCTCAGGGGATGCAGTGATGGACGAGAATAAAGCTCAAGACCAACAGCAGGAACTCATCACAGAAGAAGTCCCAGCAGATCAATGGGATGCTTTCTTGAAGTTTCAGGAGTCAAAACAGTCTCCTGAAGAGTATTTGAGCAAGTCTATTGAAGAACTTAAAGGAGCAGAGGGTCCTCTTTCCAAAGTCGGTACATTCCTTTTTGATAACCCTGCATCCAGAGCAGCTATTGCTGCTGGAGCAACACAGGGTCCTGCTGCTGCCATAGAAGCATTCAAACAGTATTCTTCTCTTCCTCCTGAGCTTGCGCCATCTTCTACTGAAACTGCAGCAATGATGGGGCTTAGCTCTGAGCCTAGCACCATTGCGCCTGTAGAAGCTCCCGGTCTAGTTCCCGGTCCACAGCCTACGACTCCGATACAAGGAATGTCTCCTGCTGAGATCGGTGCTCTTGGCGTTGCAATGGCTGATCCGCTTACAGTGCTTCCTACTAAAACGGTAGGAAAAGGTATCAGCACTGGACTTGGAACGATCGCAAGTGTTGCCCGTCCATTAGTAAAAGAGGCTGCAATAGGTGCCACTAAAGCTCTTGGGAAAGGCATTGAAGAGACCGGAGCAATCGTAGGGTCTGCTCTTGGGATAGAACCCGCTGTTGGTGAGGAGAGATTTCTTCCTAAAACCCAAAGAGCGTTATCTCGTTTTCGACAAGGACTTGAAGAGGCCGGAGAACAAATTAAACGGAATCTCAATCCGGGTCTTCAAGGAACTGTTAGAAAAAGCCTTGAGACTGCAAAAAAAATTGGGTTTCCAGTTGAGCTTGTAAATTCAACGGTCCTTTTTGGTGGAGATGAATTTGTTTCTGCACTTGAGAAGTTTGCAGGTCAAAGCAGGATTACCCCCGGACTAGAAAATCACCGCAAAGCACAGCAAATGCTTTCAGTAGCGTTAGATCAAACGCTTGCAGCAGCTAGATCTGCTGGAAAACTGAATATTTCTCCATACCTATCATCAGATGATGCTTTGGGTAGAGCTGTCACAGAAACAATGGAGCGCGCTTTCAAAGAAAAAATGGGAGCGTTTCCAGTCAGATATTCAACCGTGATCAACTCAATCCCTAAAGAAAATCAGTTTATCCCTAAAGATAAAGCTGATGAAATGATTGGATGGATTAACTCAAAAATCACTCAACTTGCTGATTTACGCCGTTTTGGGGGGACTACAACAGAAGACGCATATGCAGCGTCTATGATTGAACTCGACAAGCTGAAAACCGCGCTTCAGCAGGAAAACCCTTCGATTAGAAATCTGACAGATCGAATTGTCGCATTTCAAGGAGGGGCTTATAAGACTCCACAGGGTCTTAGAATTCCCCCAGATGAAGCGACGATGCGGGAGATGGAAGGGTTTCTCAGAAATAATCTTTATGATGTTGTAGAGCGACAAGGCTCTGCAGATCTATCTCAAGAACTTTTTGAAACAAACCAAGAGTTGTCTAGGTTTCTGAAAGATTATAATGCACTGAAAGATAAACTTGGTGGAAAAACGGGTCTCGATGTTTATCGAGAAATATTTAACCTGAAACAGTTTCAATCTGGTCCAGAAAGCCTACTCGAAAAGTTCAAAATCATTGGTGGTGAAGAAGCCGATGACATCGTCAACGCTGGGGCATGGGATTATATTCAGGGGAAACTCAAAGAGGATTACAGTCAACGGGTTGCACCGGATGTTTTGAATAACATTGCAGCAACCAAAACCTATTTATTTCCATCTAGTTATTCATCGTTCCAAAAGAACTCAGATGAATTTCTATTGATGATGAAAAATGGATTGATCCGCCCAGAAGATCTCCAAGATGTTCAGGACATTTTAGCGTTTGGTAATGAGTTTGGATATCCAATTCTGAATCCTAGCGGAACTGCTGTTGCACAGGCCATCCAGCAAGACGCTCGGGCTATGGTATTTCCTCTGTTAAACGAATCTCTGGATAGTTCTAAGAAGTTTGCGGATGCTTTGACTAACCGGGTTGCAACTAGCACCATTATCGACAATGCAAAACGCAAGGCGATCGTTCAAGCATTGGATAATCCGCTTCCAGACTTGATTGCTAATTGGGGACAAGATTCTGCCGAACAAATTGCTAAACTTTGGGCAACGCAGAATGGGAAAAGCCCTAGTCTCTCATTGAAAGATTTGCATAGTCTGTTTCAACAGCAGCAAAAAGCAAAACAGTCTGCAAAGCAGTGGTCTCCGTATATTCCTACCTATACAGAATCGATTGCAAAGTCTTTGGTCGTAATTGGTAGACTGCACGCACAGGGAGACACTCGACCTATTGAAATTGATCCAGCAGATCAACAAGAGGTTTTAAGACAGATTAAAAACAATAGTTCACTTAGCCAGACAAAAAAGGTCAGGAATATGTTGGCAATTCAGAACTTTGGTCGGATTCTAGATCTCAGTCCAGAAGAGGCTGGGATGAAACCATCTCCTAAGCCGGGTCCTAGACCAGATATGAAAAAAGCTGCGGCTGAGATGGCAAAGGAACGCAAAGACGTATTTAAGCCAGAAGAGGAAACTGAGTAATGCAAAACGGCTGGGTGATGAGACTGCCTTGGCAGATTATTGAAGATGTCTCAGATGCAGAGAATGTCCCAGCTGTGCTGCTTGCGGCTATTGTTCAGACGGAAAGCTCAAATAATAGATGGGCTGCTAGATTTGAACCTCATTATAAATACCTCTATAAGACCAAAGAAAATGCTCAGGCTAATGGGATCACAGAGGCCACTGAGACAGTGTTTCAGATGACTTCTTTTGGGCTATGTCAGCTTATGGGGGCAGTAGCTCGTGAGCTTGGTCTCAAGGGTCCGATTTTTCAATTGCTTGATGAGCAGGTCAATCTGACTTACGCAGCAAAACTCATTAAACGTCTTGCCGGACGCTTCAAAGAACGTGACGATATTATATCGGCTTACAATGCCGGAACTCCGGTTAAGACTCTCAATGGTCTGTATAAAAACCAGACTTATGTAGACAAGGTAAACCAATACCTCAGCGCGATTGAACTCGCTCGAAAGGAACAGCATGGCAAAGGTAATTGAACTCGTTAAGCTCGCTATTGAACATGGTCCAGAGATCATTTCGGCTATTGTTGCCCTTCTGAGCGGAGCTATTGCAGTCTCCCTGCTGATCCCCGGAGAGCAACCAGAAAAGGCTCTGAAGGCTATTGTCGCTGTTCTTGAGAAGATTTCTAAGAAATGAATTTCCTGACAGCGTTATTAGCTATTGTCAAAGCTCTGCCAGCTTTAATAAAATTGGTGGAGAACCTCTCAGGCTGGTTACACTCTCAATTCGGAGATGATCCAGCCAAGTTCATTTTGGACTCTGCGGAGGTATTTGAAAGGGCTAAAAATGCGAAAACTCCTCAAGAAAAACAGTCTGCTGCTGGTGACATTGCTCGTCTCATCCGTCGTCTTTAGTGCGTGTGGGCATGGCCCAGAAGTGACTGTCTGCTTGGTAGATGTAACGAGCGGTGGTCTGCAATGTTCTGATCCTGAGAACAATATCGAGTTTATTCCGTTTGCATCAGCAGATGGATTCATCTCAATGTCTCAGGGGGACTTTCAAAAGATCCTAAACTACATGGCAACCCAGTGTAAAAAATGAAACAGCAACAGGGCGTAGTGAACCAAGAACTCCTCACCTTTATTCTAGCGGTTCTTGCTGCTGGAGGGGGGTTGGTTTCCTACGCTCTTAGCCTCTTTGAAACTAAAGACCATGCGCAAGAACGGGCACAAACGGTGGAGAGGCGTCTTGAAAGAATCGAAAACAAAATCGACCAAATCCTCAGCAAGTAAACCAACAGAGAAGCAGATCCAGAATCTAATTCTGGAATATCTAAACTCTCTTCCGGGCTGCAAGGCGTGGACTAATCAAAGCATCGGAGTCTTTGATGCTTCTAAAAAGGTTTACCGTAAACCGGGTAAATTCTCTGCAAAGGGATCTGCAGACATTATTGGGATCTATAATGGCAGAATGCTTTGCATTGAAGTAAAGCGCCCCGGGAACAAAGCAACTCCTGATCAGCTTGAATGGCTAAAGGATATGGCGTCCAAGGGCGCTTGCTGTGCAGTGGTCTATAGCCTAGAGAACGTCATGAGCGTGATGGACCATCTGACAAAAATCGAACGTGCGCTCGATAAACCACAGCGCACGAGCCACAAAATCTTGAGCTAGTATCCTTGATAATTGCGTTTTTACCGCACTTCTCACACTTAAAAGATCGGCACTCTTTGCAGATTTGTGTCCTGCTAATGGTGATCATCTTTCCGCATTTTAAGCAGGGATCTTTATCCAAAGACATTATACCGGAACCCCTTCTGCTGGATCATGGTAGAATGCAGTCCCATAGGTCCCAACAGGGCCAACTTTATGAAGGGGCTTACAGAACTCTTTATCTGGATGGTAGATCAATGTGATCCCGCTAGAGAATTGAGTGGTTACTGACTCTCCGGGATAGCATTGATCCATTGCTGCAGCTTTGAGCCTATGCCCCAGTTCAATCAGCTTATCTGGATCGCACTCAATAAAGCGTGTTACGAGAGTTCCTTGGGTTTCGATTGTCTTGTCCATACTTATTTCTTCTTTGCTGTCTTCTTCTTAGACTTCTTTGCTGTGCTGAGTGCTGCGGCAACAGCTTGTTTTCCAGAGTATCCCGCTTTGACCATCTCGCGGATATTAGAGCTTACAGTCTTTTTACTGCTTCCTTTTTTAAGTGGCATCATTCCCCCAGCGCCGTTTGATCGGGCGCAGTTTAGAGATCTCCAAATTGTAACAGTCCGCACGAACTGTGTAATTATTTGAAGGGTCTAGCTGTCCCTTCTTTAGAAACCTCGCGTTAGCTAGAAAGTCTTTAGAGGAAGCCCATCCCAGTAGGTATGCTTTAGTGTAGTGGCCACGCTCCTCCAAAAGACTCACAAAGTAATACACATTCGTTTTCTGAAGTCTATAGGCAGAGACAGAAACTTCATAATCGGGCTTTGGCTTATAGCCACGCACCTTTGTTTTCACATCGACGGTTGAGCCATGAAATAGGAAGTCGGAGTCGTAAGTGTTGTCTCGGATTGCTTCAGGATAATACTGCTCGAAAACTAGCTCTCCAAGAAACCCTGCAAGATTCCGACTCCCATTCATGATGGATCGATTCAGTGTACCAAGCGAATCAGCCATTTGTTGAGCGTGTAGGACCATCTCAGGAGTGATGTATATTTCAACGAAATCATTCACTCTTTTTTGTCCAATGCGGCGCGGGCGGTATCATAGTCAAAATAATCCCCGCTCCAGAGGAAACCGTCCTTGTCCATTGAGTGCCGCTTCGGGTCTGCATATTTTTCTAAAGCCTTACGAAAACGGGCGTTTTCTTCTTTAACCTTATCTAAAACATCGCGAAGTTTGCGCATTTCGTACTCATGAAGCATGTCAGACTTTTTTAGCGCTTCATTAAGGCGGTTATGAACCCATAAATCGAATAACTTAGTTTTAGCTTCGAGTTCATCTTCTGTTTCTCTGTCGAACTCCTCGAAATAGTTTGCCATTAGTCACCCCTCCTCATCGCATCCAAACGGTTCTGCTCAACCCACCACTGCATATCTGAGCGCCAGTCCTTCCATTGGAACTCGGATTCCTTCTCCTCTTTAGATCTAATTCTAGGCTGATACGGCATTGGTTCTTTAAGCCACGGAAACCATTCCATCATTTGCTCTGCGACTTCTTTAGGAGTCATTCCGGTCAACTCTTTCACAGGGTCTCCTCCCATTCTGCAGAGTCATCTTGAGTTGGTGCTTGTTCTGCACAGGCTACTTCAACCAAAGCCGAAAGCTGATCAGTGGTGAGTTTCGATGCGGTGCCTACTCCAAAGGTCTTTTCGCTGTATTCAGCCATCTGTTCTTTGGACCATTTCGAGGTCTTGAGCTTGGCAAAGAGTTCTGCTTTGGGATCGGCTTTTGGCTGAATCATAGGGGCGACTTCAGCAGCTACCTCTTTAGTTTCTGGTTTTGAATCAAAGTCTGTAGCCTCTTCAACAGTGTAGACTCCCACAGACACTCCCGGATAGACAGCCCGGATTCCTTCGGAAATAACGCGAGCGCGAAGCATCGAACGAGGATACTGCTTCCAAACATCTTTGCCAGTAAGGCCAGCAGCTTTAGCTTGAGCAATCGTCCAAGCGACTGTGACGGATCCACCGACAGGATGAGAAAGAGTGGCGGATACTTCGTGATCTGTATAAACATTCCAGCTTACCTTTCCACCGGCTTGCTGAAATCGCGCGAGGAGAGCGTCGGATTTCAAAGCGGGGCGTCCTTGAATGATGTGGTAGTCTCTCGCGGCTACGGCTGGATGAAGACCCTCTGCCTGAGCGATGAGCATGAGGGCAACGCCTTGTTCGACAGTTTTGATGCCAAACAAGCCAGACTTTGCGAAAGCGAGGGCCATACGCTCGATTTGTTCGACCGGGAACTGGGATTGATTAACGGTTAGACCTTTGTGATTTTCCATTGTGTTTTCTCCTGTTTAGCAGCTTTGTTGTTCGATTCACTATAGAGCAGAGTTTTGACGAAATTACGGATGGCCGGTGCCAGCTTAATTCCTCGCTTCTTAGCGAGTTCCAGATCGTTATGATCGATTCTCAGGCACCAAATCCGTTTTCCAAGCGGTTGGTTTTTCATAACCTTGTATTACCTTATTTTGTATTACACTCAAGATAAAAAAAGAGGGAACCCGAAGATTCCCCCTTTTCTGGTTCAGAGCTTAGTACGCGCCTTTGCTCTTGCCCATGTCTTCACAGCCAGAATAGCAGGATGCGTCCTTCTTAGACGTTTCGCCTGTTTTATCCAGCTTGGCACCTTTACGAGCACCGGTCTGACCGCCGCCCATATCGGATGAGTAGGCTTTCCCATCTCGTCCGCCTTTGCCCTTGAGTTCACTCGTCTTCGTGTACTGAGTACCTTGTTCGTCTTTCATATTTTGGAGCCTCCAGATTCAAATATAACCAGACGCACGCAGGGTCGCAATACGGGCTTTCACCCATTCCTTGCCCTTAACCTCTACAACGGTTCTAAACGCCTGTTCCTGCCAGTTTTTAGAGGTCCACGCAGCCTTTAGAATGTCATCCTCTGAGGAGGTAGCTCCTTCAGTGGTTTTATCGGTAGATTCTGTCAGAGCGGCTTTAGCTGGGTCCTGCTTTGGGGAGGCGTCTACCTCCCATAAAAAGTCCACCTTACGGTAGAGATCGGATGCGGCTTTGCACCACCGGGGGATGGCTTTACGGTGAATCACAGCAGAGCAGTTACACAGAAAACAGAACACGGCTGGGGAATCATTGGTTTTAGACTTCTTAGGAACTCCCCAGACATAGCCGGTGCCGGAACATTGAATGCAGGACATTATGCGACTCCGTAACCGACTTGGCGGATGTGTTCGGATTCTTCTTCGCTAAAGCTCGGGATATCATTCTCCCAGCCATTTAGGTGCCCATAGAGCTGATCAAGTTCAAAGATCTTTTGATCACAGTCAGCTACTAGATAGTGATCATCACCTTCAGCGGCAATCAGGGTATCACGTTCAGACTCAATCCGAGAAACCTCGCGGCTAATCGCCATGCTCAGGAGGTGGCTTTCACGCTCAGTCAGAGAAACATAGGTACGAGTTACAGTGTTCATGGTTAATTCCTTTCCGTGAATCTGTAATACATACCACTGTATTACTCGTCAATCTTTTTTCTTCGGATAAACCAAGTCAATGAAGGTACGCGCTGGCATATCTTCAGGAGGAGTCATGCGCTTATAAAGAAATTCAAGCTCGTTTAGCTGTTCGTCATCCATTCCTTTCTTTCGGAGATAATCAATATAGGAAGGAAGATTCATCTTACGAGCGTTTGAAAGATTCTCCTCGGCTGCAGTCAGAAGCTCACGATCCATTTTATCCTTGAGCGATTCAGGAGGATTTTTAATCAATTCCTCTAAACTAACACCTTTTTCCTTTTTCATCGTTACCATCCTCCGATTCTACGCCAGAAACTGTTCTCTCTGATTTTAGCTTCCTCTTCTCGTTCGTGCAAAAGATGATCGCGCTGCTGCTGTAATTCCTCAACTCGGCTCAGCACCTCTCGAATGCGTTCCTTCTGCTGGATGACCTGCTGCTCTAATCTCTCAATCAACCACTCGTAGTATTCCGTTTTATCCATACGGAGATTCTATCATACGCTTGGCTTGTCTCGGCCTCTTTTATGAGAGGCCGGACAGCCGCTCTAGCGGGTGGCGGCCTACGGGGTCTGGGGTGTAGCCCCAGACTAGCTGCCTAGAAGAATTTACGGGGTTTTAGATACACTAATCCCTATTACAGGGGCTGTGCTTTGAAAGGCATCCTCCGTTTCACTCATCCTGCCGGATCTTGTCGGTTGTCTCTCCGACTCAATTTCCCGTCAGAATCTAGAGTTCTCTGAGCACCGCAAAGCCTCAGATTGTGTTCCCCTTCCATCACGGACTCTCGACCTGCGATTTCCCTTTGCGGGGTGTTGGGCATCGGATGTCGTCTCGACATTCTTCCCATCGCTACAGTCAGGGCAGATTCTCTAGAAACCTGTTTTTTGCTCTTGATGTTCCAAGTCAGTACAGGCAGAACTGGATCATCAGATTTCGCAAATATTTGATAGCCCCGGTTCGATGTAACAGTCAAGCCGGGGTTTTTTATTTGCAGATTTAATAAAACCTGACTATAACAGTTTTAGGTTTCGGTTGGTCTTTCCTTTCCGGGTTGTGATCTTTCCGATGGATGAGCCTCTGGTCCCCCCGGATCAGGGGCTTTTTCCTTTTAGGACTTCGAGTTTCTCTCTTTCCAGAGATTGAAGCACTCCCAGCAGTACCAGAGCCTAGTTCTGAGATTCCCTGACTTTCGGGGCTTATCTAGCTCGACTAGTGCGTATCTTTTGCAAGTCCCGCCGTAGCAGCGGATCGGGAGTTTTTGTGGATGAATGGTGATTTGAGTTTGCTTCGGAGTCGTGTCCATATATTATGGGTTGTATTATGAGTTACGGATCAAAGACTGCCCAGCAAATTCGAGCGGATATTTTTACAATAGAAGAGTATTTAGCTCGGGTTTTTGGTACTAAACTGGATTTGTTGACTATGAAATCACAGATCGAGGATCTGGTGATCTCGAAACTTCAGGACTATATCTTTCAGAGATACCGGGACTGGGGGGTAAAGGATCTTCTCGCTCTGGTGGCCATTCTAGAGCAGATCATGGTTGAGCGGACGACCGTAGAACTAGAGCCAGAGCCAGTTCAGAACAGGCGTGCTCGAAGCGGGAAGCTCAAGAGTCTGGTTGAATCTGAGGAAAAATGAGAGTCGCAAAGACCTCGCAGCGCGGAGGGAAACCCAAGGGAGGGCATAACCTACGCACAGAGGCTCTAGTGGACCGCCTAATGGAACTAGGCTTTGATCCTGTCGCAGAACTCGTCAAAGAAATGTCACAGATCGATGACCCATTTCAGCGTGCGGTGATGCTGGAGAAGATATGGCGTTATATCTTCCCACAGCGCAAAGCCGTCGATCTCACTGCTACTACTACCACCACCCATGTCAGTCTTAGCCCAGATGAGGTGAGGAAGATTCTAGCAGGTGATCCGTTTACAAACGCTATTGAAGTCGGGACTAGCGCCCAGACGGAACCCCCCCAGCCATCCCCGCCTAAAGTCTCCAACAGTAAGAAGCTGTATCTGAAGACTGCTATCGGCGTCGGGGGGGATTCTTCAGACGGTGAGGACCCGCTTGGATAAGATCCTCTATCAATCAGAGATTACCCGTATCGCAGAAGGCCTCAAGGCATTGCATAGCCTCTGGACGCCTCATCCTGCACAGATCGAGATTGGGCGCGCTCTGCTGAAGGACGGTATCAAAGATGTCTTTGCTCAGTGCGGACGAAACTTCGGGAAGACCGAACTAGTTGCCTATCTGCTCTGGAGATACGCTTGGTGCCACAGTGGGAGTGAGAACTACTACTTTTCTCCATACCAGAATCAATCCCGAGAGATCTTGTGGGCATCTGGCAGAGTTCAAGGATTTGGCCCTAAAGAATGGATTAAGTCAGTCAACGTCCAAGAGATGCGGATCACATTTATCAATGACTCCTTTATCCGACTAGCTGGGTCGGACAATGTCGAATCATATCGAGGTGTTAAACCAAAAGGGTTGACTGTCTACGATGAGTTCAAAGATTTCAGGCCTGAGTTCCACGACGCATACGATCCGAACCGAGCAGCCTTTGATTCCCCTCTATTCATCATCGGCACACCACCCACACATGACGGTCAGTTTACGGCCCTAGCTAAAGCATTCTCTGAAGATCCAGCCAAACGCTTCTATAAGTTCCCGACCGATTCTAACCCGCATATCAAGACCGAATGGTTAGAGAAGAAGAAAGCCCAGCTCTATGCTCTCGGGGAGGGTGACAAGTGGGAACGGGAGTATATGGCAGAGTTCGTCCGTGGGGGGGCCAATGCTGTATTCCCTATGTTCTCGGACTCCATGATCATGCCGCATGAGAAGATCATGAAGGAGATCTGGCGAGACAGACGGAAACTTGACTGGTTCTGCTGGTACGATCCTGCAGGGTCTTCCTGCTTTGCTGTCCTGTTCGTAGCCATAAACCGTTACAACAAGCAGCTTTGGATCCTTGATGAGCTATACCTCAAAGACCAGAAGGCCATGACTACCGGGAACGTCGGTCAACTCTCTGCTGAGATTATGGAGGATCTTTGCGACGTAGCGGAATGGATTGAAGGATATGACGAGGCTGAAAGCTGGTTTAGAAACGAGATGATCGACAACTTCGGACGGGGTCTTATCCCTTCCCAGAAAGCTAAAAGCGATAAGCTCTCTGGCGTCTCCCTGATTAAAGACGCTATGCTTGAAGGACTTTTCACTATCTCAGATCGGTGCAAATGGCTTTTCTGGGAGATGGAGAACTACCAAAAGGACGACAAGGGGAAAATACCCAAGGGGAATGATCACCTACTTGACTGTCTTAGGTACATCCTAGATGCTGCAGCCTACAAAGTGCGAGATGACGATGAGCCTATCCCAGTAGAGGCTGATCCGATGTGGCGAGGGGCTACTCCCCAACATGACTTCCCAGAAATGGGAGATGACTTATATGAGGAGATTATTGAATGGGACTAATCTTTTACATGATCGGGTTGAACCTAGCCCTGAACATCGTGGCTTTGGTCGCTGCGGCGGCTGCTTGGATCGAATTGCGAGCTATGCAAAAAGCAACGCATACGATTCAATACATGCCAGCCGATCAGATCTTCCAGAAAGTAACGGAAGAGGTCGGACAGACTCTCACCAAAGACATTTTCGATAATGTCAGCTAAGGTTAAACCATGACCTATTTTTTCGATAATATTGATAGCCAAAACAATAGCTATGCGCCGAACTCAAAGCCGTTCTGGACGCTGGACCTCGAAGACCCATCACAAGAACGAGATGTCTTGAATTGGGTTGTTGGAGAGGCTGAGTATCTCGAACATATTAACGAGGATCGGATTAGGCTTCAGCGTAGGAACCTTGCTCTTTTTAAAGGCGTTCAATATCAAGACCTTGAGGCTCGGGTGGATAACCGAGACCGAGCAGGAGACAAGGCACAGTATCTACGGAAGCTGGTCTGCAATCATCTATTTGACCTGACTAAGAACCGGGCTGGTCGATTGATTAAGTTCAAACCTGCTGTAGCAATCCTGCCTACGAACGATCAGGCAGAAGATAAGTTTGCAGCTAAAGCCTGTAAGGGGCTTTTGGATCATATCTGGTACGAGCACGACTTTGAGGGGATGCTTCAGCTTGAACTCGCCACCCATGCCCTTATCATGGGAGAGAGCTATCTCTTCATCACTTGGGATGAAGCGGCTGGGGACCTAAACCCATTCTATAAGCGTGCCAAAAAGGAAGCTAAGGGGGGGAAAATCCCTCTTCTAGATGAGCATGGTCAGCCGGTATTAGACAGCAAGGGGCGTCCTAAGACTGTAGAGAAAGAGATTAGAAACGGGGAAGTAGATTACCGCATCCATCTCAGCCCAGAGATTCTTCTGCAGGACAAACACTACTTCCGAGACGTGGAGTATTGCTTTACTCGAAAGCTGATGAATGCCGACGCTCTGAGGCTAAAGTACCCAGAGAAGGCAGATAAGATCCATTCAGGATCTCAGGCACAGGTTTATGACTACGACCGCATGGAGATGAGACCTATGCGGAACGATGTCATGATCTACACGATGTGGCACAAACCGACTGAATCCTTTCCAAAGGGTCGCAAGGTCATCTTTACTCGTGAAGCAGTGCTTGAATCCGAAGAGTATCCTTTCTCCCATAAGCAACTGCCATTTATCCGTTTCACTGATCAGGAATATCCCGGAGAGCTGTACGGCAAGTCATTCTATGAGACGATCAAGGGTCTGACTGGTACTTATAATAACCTGACCAACATGATCATGCGGAACCTGATTCTGGTCTCTCATCCTAAATGGATGGTGCCAGCGGGTAGTGTGGCGCTCGATAAGCTCGGAAACGATATTACGATTGTTCAGTATAAAGGGCCAACTCCTCCTAATCTTGCGATTGCACAGACTACTCCGCCAGAGATTTACGCCTTTCGCAAGGAACTCAAGGAAGAGTTTCAGCAGATCTCGGGAGTGTTTGGAGTTTCAAGGGGGGAACCACCTCCCGGGATCAAAGCAGGGGTTGCGCTGCAGTTCCTCTCTGAGCAGGAATCTGAACGATACAACGAACTGGTTCTCAAGTGGAACGAGACAATCCGAGCGATCGCAGAGATGACGCTTCAAGTCGCTCATGACTTTTACACGAACGATGATGAACGCATGATCAAGGTGTTTGGAAAGAATCAGGAGTATCTAACTCAGTTCTTTGATGCCGCAAACCTGAACCGTGATTATGATATTCGGATTCAGAACAGCTCTGCACTTCCTAAGTCGGTTGCCGCTCGGACCCAGACGCTTTTGGATCTGGCCGCTCAGTTCCCACAGCAGTTTACTGGTGAGCAGGTGATCGATATGCTCGATCTAGCCCAAAGCGATAAGTTTATTGATGGGGCAACAGTCGCAGTCCGCACTGCTGAGGCAGAGACAGAGAAGCTGGTTGAGATCTCATCAGAGGAAGCTAAGAGTCTTGAGCCTGAAGAGTTCGAGAACCATATCCTGCATTGGAAGATTCATACCAGACAGGTTCAAGAGTTCTCGTTCAAGTACAAGACAAAGCCAGAACAACAGACTAATTTAGTCAATCATATCATGGTTCATGAGATGTTCATGGTAGAACAGGCTAAGATCAATCCGAAGTTCGCAGAGATGTTGGCAAGCCTTGAGCTGTTCCCGATGTTCTACCGGGTAGATCAAGAGGCTGTAGCAGCTACTCAAGCTGCGGCACAGCCACAGCCAATGGCCCCTCCAAGCCAGATCGATCAATTCCAAGCGCAGGGTCTTCCTGCAAATCCGCTTGTGGGTGGGGAGGCTCAACTTGCGGCTAATCAACAGCCTCCTAACATCGAAGCTCAACTGGCAGTAGGTCCGCCATTGCAGCCAACTCGGGGTACTTAAAGAATGAATCAGCCTTTGACCGACACAAGCGTTGTCTCTCAACCCATTCAAAAAGGAGGGGGAGAATCTCCTGTATCCTTTGATGAATTAGAATCCGTTTCTAACTTCAAACAAGCCGTTAAAAAACAAGAAGTTAAAGAAGAAAAGGAAGCTGAAGAATCAGTCTCCAAGGGTGAACGGAAAGTAAAGAAAGAGGATAAAGATCAGCCCAGCGCAACAGGCGGAAAGCGCGCTGAATCCAAAGAAAAGAAAGCTGATAACGATGAAAAAGCTGAGAAGGCAATCGAGCAGAAAAAGCTCAAAGTTAAACACAAAGACTCCGATCTCGAACTAGACCTCAACATAGAGCTTCCCGTTAAGGTCAATGGTAAGGCGGAATCTGTAAAACTCCAAGATGCCCTTGCACGCTATTCCTCTCAAAAGCACCTCGATGATCTGTACCATAAGATAAAAAAAGAGAGGGAGGAGTTCCATTCTCAGCGGGATGGCTTACAATCTATAGCTAAGAAGGCGAAAGAAGCTCTTTCACAAAAAGATTTCCGTTCGTTTATGGAGATGGTCGCGCAAGCTACAGGAGAAGACGCAACGCAACTCTACCAGACCACGGTAGATAATCTGCGTAGTCAGCTCGAAGAGGCTGCTCGGTTGTCCCCAGAAGAACGGGCAATGAAGGCACTTCAGGAAGAAAACGAATACTACAAACGGAAAGAGACTGCTGCTCAGAAGGAGGCCGAAAGTCGAAAGACATTCGAGGAAACCTCTAAAAAGGTTGAGCAAGTCATGTCTCAGACCGGGATGAGTCAGGCGGACTTCGTGAAGTCATATGACGAGCTGGTAGAGTTAGGATACAAACCGGATGCAATCGATGCGGATACTGTAGGCCAGTATTATAGGAACTATCAGACCATCCAAACGATTGATGCAAAACTCAGGGAAGTAAACCCAGACGCTGCCACTGAACAAGAAATCCAAAAGATCGCAACGCTTGCAATCGCAACCAAGGCTACTGCTGAGGAGATTGCTCTTGTGATCGACCAACAATACGGCAATCAAAACGCTAAGAAATTGGCGCGTGAGATTGATAAACGACAAAAGAAAGCAACCAAGGAAATGCCAGTCAGAAATCCTATGAAGGACCCTCTGTCTTGGGATGATCTTGGCTAAAGGAGAAACAAATGGCTAACTTCAGTCTGTCAGATGCAAGTAATCTGTTCAAAGTCAAGTACGGCAAACTTTCTGAAAATACCTACAACTCTGCTAACGTCCTGTTGGCCCGCGTAAAGAAGTCTTATGACTTCGTGGGTAAGCGTATGGATATTGCAGTGCCTCTGTCCTTTGCTGGCGGCGTGGGTTCTGGAACCCTTCCAACTGCGAACGTGGCTAAAGTTGAAGATGCACAGATCACTGCTAAGTCTGTATACTCTGTTATTCAAATTCAGCGTGAAGCTGTGAAAGCTGCCTCTACCTCTGAAGGCGCGTTCGTGGAAATGACCAAGTACGCTGTCCAAAAGGGTGTTGAGAGCTATATGCGCAACGCTAGCCGTGCTCTGTTTAACGACGGAACCGGTTCTCTTGGAACCATCGATGTAGGTGGTGTCAGCGGTGCAGGCCCTTGGAATTGTGTTATTTCTGCAGCAACTTGGAAAGAAGCTAACTTTGAAGAGAAGGACTATGTGAACCTTGCTTCATTTTCGGCTGTTTTTGAAATTACTGCAGTTGTTCCAGCGACCAGAACCGTCACCTTGACGGCTGTCTCTGGCGCTCATACTCCAGCAGCAGGAGAAGTAATTTATATGCAAAATTCCAAGAACAATGATCCTACCGGCCTCAAGTCGGTGCTGGATGCTACTTCTGGATCTTTGTATGGGATCTCTGTTGCACGCCGCTGGCAAGCATCGTCTCAGATTGCAGCAGGTGGGGCAGGTCTCACCACTGACATCATGAACGACGCTATGTTAGAAGTGCAGCGCAAGTGTGGTAAGGTGCCGAACCTCATCATTACCTCTTTTACCCAGTACAAAAAATTGCTCAATATTTTGGAGGACCAGAAGCAGTACATCGTGGAACCACGTTCTCCTGAGCTTCAGGGGAAAGTTTCTTTCCGTGGCGTAGAGTTCATGTCGTCCGCTGGTCCGGTCGGCGTGTTCCCAGAGCGTTTCATGGAAGACGATCGCATGTACTTCCTCAATGATAATCATATCGCACTGCATCATAGACCTGACTTTGGCTGGTTCGACGATGACGGGTCTGTTTTCCTCCGTACTTCGTCCGATTCTTACGAGGCCAGATTTGGGGGCTATTATGAAATGTATGCCGCCCCAAGTTTCCACGGCAAGATCGACGGACTCGCTGTCTAATCTCCAGTGAGCTGTCCGGGGGAAGGTTACTCGCATTTCCTTCCCCCGTTTTTTTAACCTGAGTTTAACCAGAAAGGATTTATCATGCTTCGCTCTATTAAATCTCCTCAACGTCTCCCTCGCGCTATTCATGCAGTCATTCAATCGGATGGGACCATTGACGTCGGATCATACGATGTTTCTGTCTCTGTTGCTGCAAGTGTTTACACGGTGACTCTTGCTCAAGGGTTCGCTCGCGTTCCTGTTGTGTTGGTTGTTCCAACTGAACCGGGAATGTTGGTTGTAAGCGCATCTACTGCGACCTCAGTGGAAATCACTGCCCTTGCCGTAGATGGCGCAAGCCCACAAGATACTGGATTCCATATTCAGATCTTGGGCTTTGACGCCGCAGACGAATACTAAGAGAATAAAGGACGGCCCGGTAGCTTAATGGCAGAGCGTGCCCGACAGGTCGACGGTCGGGAGCGTGTGGGGGTTCGATTCCCCCCCGGGCCTCCTCAAAAGGAGAAATCATGGCATCAGTTAGCAAACTAAACTTTACACTGGGAGCACTGACTGGTGCATCTGGTACTACTTCAGCAGTAGTCCTTGAACAATTTACAGTAGATCATGTTTTATTCTTAAATGTATCTGCGTTCAGCACAACGACTCTGACGGTAAACGTGCAATCGAGTCCTAATGGAACAAATTTTGCGCAGATCGCAACGGTGAATCTAACAGCTGCCGGCAATTCTGTTTTGGCTATCCCAACTCCAATGGCTCATGTGAGAATCTCGTGGGCAATGGCTGGCGGGGCACAGACCGCGACGGTTGCGGCATCTCTCTGCTACGATAAGAGGCGCTAATGTCGAAGGTTGACCTATACCCACAATTAAATTCATCTCCATCTTCAGCTTTTGTTCAGACTGGAACTAAATCTGGGCAAAAAGGTGGATCGGATGTGTTTTTGATTGGAGGGGTAGTAGGTACTGCATCGGCTCCCGCAGATTATGATTCTGCGACCGTGACCTATCCTAACGCTGTGACCGAGGTTTACACTTACTCAAAAGCGGCTACTGTGATCAAAACCGTGACAATTACTTACACGAGTGCGGCAAAGTCTAACATCTCTGGGTGGACCATTACATGAGTGGCACCTACCGGATGATCTTTGATGCCATCCGGGGTGATTTTAATCTTATCCGCATTCCAACGATTGCGGTAAGTGGTGGCGGGACTACGGTTACAGCTGGAGTTTTAACGCTTCCGAGTGGCGCTCAAGTCGAGTGTAACGTAGAGTTACAAGTGACGACGGCTGGGGCTGTACAGATTGACGCTGGTTCAACTTTATTGGTGGTCTAAATGGCTAGAATTAGGCTTACAGAGAACACAACGGCAGAGACAGATCCACCGGTAGGACAGGTTAGCCTGTTCGCAAAGGATGACTCTGATCTCTATATCCGTAGGTCTGATAGCACTGAAGAGAAGCTTCTGACTGTCACTGGCGGCGGTGGTTATTTCGTCGCAACTGATGGATCTAGCACTATGACTGGAAACCTCGATATGGGGAATCAGGACATAGATAATGCTAACTTGGTAAACGCAGCGGCTGGATTGAAATCCGAATCGGGAACTTACAAGGGCGAGTTTGACTCTCAAAGCGTAAAGCTTACAGTAGGGACAACCCTTCGATCAAACCTATCTCTTGGACGTGTTGATCTTTGGGACACTCCGGGAACAGGACAAGCTGTTTTACGAGTAGATACTGGTGACACATATTTAGATGTGAATGGGGATTTGACCCTTAATCCTGTAGGGGATCTTTTCCATAGTGGTAAAATTTTAAAAAGTATCGGCAACGGTCTTGCAACGAATGACGCGCTTGCAGTCGGACAGCTTGCACAATCTGGGATCAGGTATGTCGCAACAAACGGATCAGATGCCACAGCGACCGGAAGTATTGCGCTGCCTTACCAAACAATTGCGGCAGCGGTAACTGGCGCTCCTGCAGGAACGACGATCTTTCTTTATCCCGGCACATATACAGAACCAACTATCTCCATCCCGAACGAGATTAAGATTGTAGGCTTTGGGTCTGGCAGCACCAACATTCCTAACGGGTTTACCTGCACTCCAACTGGCGCCGGTGTTTATATTGACTTTACAGGAGTGAACTTCGGAAGCTTCTATATTGACGCTGTAGGAGTTCCGTCCGGTGTGATCGGATTTCAAAGAACTATCGGGACAATCCTTCGAGATGACGACAACGGAAGCGTATTGATTCAGATGACCGAATCGACGCTCGCTGGCGGTACGATCGTCGGTGGGGTTAACATTTTCGACGAAACGCTTGTGATCGTAAGTCCGACCATCCAAGGTGGATCATCCATCTTTGAAAACTCCAAGATCGTTTCTCGAATTGAGGCAGAGGGTCAATGCACGGTTCGGATGCTTGACTGCGAGCTATTCGGCGCGACTGAGTTTATCAACGGTACGATCGTCGGTGGGTTTACTCCGGCATGGCAGGTAGACCTCTCTACTGACTACTTGGGCGGATATACTGGCAGCATTACGAAAACGCTGTTAGCAAGCGTTCCAGCTTCGAGCACAACGGGTTTTGCAACGGTAGCTACTACTGGCGCATATACTGATCTAAGTTCAGCCCCGATGACGTCTACTGGACAGATGAGCACCTCCCTTGAGGTAGCCGTCATTCCATTGACAGATGCGGCAACGATCACGCTTGATGCATCACTTGGAAACACCTTCACCGTTACAATCGGCGGGAACAGACTCTTTGCTGCGCCGACCAACCCAAGCAACGGGCAGAAGATTATTCTCAAAATCAAACAGGACGGTACTGGTGGATGGGTTCCGTCATTTGCTGCGGTATGGAACTTTGGTGCGGATCTCTCCGGTCTTTCCTTGTCAACGGCGGCCAATGCGGTTGACTATCTAGGCGCGATCTATAATTCAGATTCTACTAGCTGGGACGTTATCTCGATTGTGAGGGGATACTGATGGAATGGCTGACCAAGTGGATCAATCCACAAGATGAACCAACATATTACGCTATTACCATTTTGATAGATGGACCAGTCAGTGAGCGCATTGATAAAGTCTATAAAAAGCCTATTGAAATTACGCCCGAGTTCTTGGCCTCCGAAGCAGAGAAAGAACTCGCTCGGATCGAAGCAGAGCTTACCCCCCCAGTCGTAGTTGAGGAGATTATCTAATGGCTGTTCTCAGTAACGTCGCATCAGGAAACTTCACTACAGCGGCAACGTGGGGAGTTGTAGAGGCCACTACTTGGACTCAACTTTTAGCTACGCAAGAGGTTGGAACCACGGCTCTGACTACCGCATTCCAAGCGTCTGCCACGTTTACGGTGCCTACTATCCAGACCCTTCAAGGAATGCTGATTAAGGTGGCTTCCCGGGTAAGTACCGCTGGCAATACTTTGACGGCGCGGATCTATAACGTCACCGGTGCCGCAGTAGTAGCGAACACGACCGTCACGATTGACGTTCTCGACATGCAGAACGGCATTGGTTGGGTTTACCTCAAGTTTCCAGCCAATGCGACGCTTGCAACAGCCACAACATATCGGGTTGAAATTGCGTCAAACATCGCTTCGTCGGCGACCCTTTACCGGAAAAACGCTACCGCAGCAAACTGGACCTTTGGCCTCGTCACCACGACGAACCAAGCGCCAGCAGCAGCAGACCAGATCGTGGTCGCTGGTGAAAATTCAGGCTTTAACGTCTACCAGACCTTGACGGTCACGGTGAACAACACCGCAGCGACGGTCTTCGGACCGAACGTAGCAGGTGCGGCAGCCATTGAAGTAAGCGCAAAGGGAGTGCTCGCCTTTTCAACTGCGGCTGGGGCAGCTTACAGACTTAACCTTGATGGCAATCTTGTGGTCAACGAGCTTGGAACCTTCACGATGGGGACTATTGTCTCCCCAATGGACTCAAGCTCCTCTGCAACGCTGACTTTTGACGTCGCGTCCAACATTCAATACGGGTTAAACATTCGTCAGAACGGGATTGTCACGACCTACGGAACTCCAAAGACGACCAAAAGCACGCTTGCTTCAAGCGTTATTCCGGGCGGAACAACTCTCACGACGAACGACTCAACGGGTTGGTTATCTGGTGATGTGGTGGCTGTAGCGGCCACAGCTAGAAACAGTATCGCCTTTGCGGAAACGGTTACTCTTTCGGCAGACGCGACAGGTACAAGTGTTCCAGTGTCGGCACTATCCAACGTGCACGACGGGTCGGCAAGCGCAACCCAAGCACGAGCGCACGTCATTAATCTGACGCGAAACGTGAAGATTCTTGGAGTATCGACGGTGCTCAATACCTACATCGTGACTCCGGCCACGAGCGCGACGATCAACTTCACCAATACCCAATTTCAGTACATGGGTTCTGGTACGGCAGGTTCTCGCGGAATTGACCTGAATATTGTCTCGGGCGCGTTCAACATGACCGGATGCGCGATCGCTAACTTCGAGGCAGCATCGGCAACGGGCGTCTCGGTTAACATTGCGACTCCGGTCTGCAACATTCAAAACACGGTATTCTACCGGTGTAACCTTGCAGCAGTTAACCTTCCGACAACGGTTACCTCTGGAACGATGGTCGTCAATGACTGCGCCGCTATCGGCGGGACTGGGATGTATTCGACCGCAATATACAACATTAACGCCAACATTGGGACGTTCACTAACCTCGTGGGGTCGGGCGGTTCTACTCTCGGATTCGCGGTTACCTCGCTTGCAACGGGTGCGACACTGACGATTAGTGATCTTACTTTCTACTCATGCGTAGGAACAAATATCACGATCAACACGATCTCAGAACTTACGGAATCTAACTCTCTAGTGAGTAATATCCTGTCCTATCGTTCTGCGGCAGAAGGGTTGATTCTTGGGTCGGTCACCACTGGTTCCTGTATCAATACGATTCTGAACGGTGGCCGGATCTTCGGAAACGCTACTCGGGGCGTAACAATAGGCTTTGTATTCTCTTCGTTCATTAAAAATTTCTTGGTCTATAACGAAGCAGGGTACGATCAGCCGAACGGGATTGCTTTTAACAACCATGTTGAAAATCTTTATGTGGATGATTCGCAAATAGGCGTTGTTCTTCCCCACTCTGTGTCTGACGTGCGGGACGTTTGCCCTCGAAACGAACACAACGCGACATTCCGAAACTGCCTTTTCGGATCAACAACTGAGTTTTCAAATCAATCGCTCTACACGCCGGGAAGTGCGGTGGGATCGGCTCGCCATGAGCAGACCGCTGGCGTGCATAAAATGTTTAAGAAGTTTGGGACGATTACCCTCGACAACTCCTTTTACAAGGTGCAAGCCCCATCGCAACGGCTAACGCCTACTGATGCGACTAACAAGCTATACTCTCAAGAAAAGCGTATTGCTGTCCCAACGGGCGGGAGCGCGCTTGTATCGGTCTGGGTTCGCAAGTCGACGATTGCAGACGGCACGCCCTACAACGGAAACGAGGTTCAGATTAAACTTCTAGCTGATCCTGCAATCGGGATTGCGTCCGACACGATTCTGGCGACCTCATCGGCCTATGCTTTCGGAACTTTTGAAAAGATCACGGGGACGACTCCGGCTATCACCGATAACGGTGTGGTCCGAATTGTCGCAACTTGTGACGGAACGACTGGATGGGCAAACATTGACCTCTGGACGGTAACTATTGTGTGAGTGAAGTTTACTGGTTCGACGGGCAACCATTTGCGGGGATTGAACCCGACGCGCCAGCTCCGGCGACGCCGAACACTGAGCTTTACTGGGTCGACGGGGCATCGGCGGGAGACCTGCTTCTACTCGCTGACACTATCCCCTACGTTCCGCCTTACGTTCCGCCAGCGCCAAGCCCGAGTCCTTGGGGTTCTGAGACCTACTGGGTAGACGGTAACCCATCTCAAGGGCTAGTCGATGATCCAGAAGTCGTTAATACGAGCGAAGAACTATATTGGCTTGATGGCGCAACAGACGGAGACACGTTTCCGACTGCTGACACTCATCCCTATACGCCGCCTTATGTCCCGCCAGCGCCCGACTTCTCGCCGTGGGGTGAGGAGAAATACTGGGTCAATGGGGAGCCGTCACGCGGCCTAACGGGAGACCTTGATCTCTACAACACGAACGACGAGACCTTCTGGGTTAACGGCCACACGGCAAACGCAGCATTCCCAACACCTTACCACCCTCCGGCCGCCTATTCGTCCTATTACGGGAACGAGACCTTTTGGATCTCAGGCTATCCCGCCGAAGGCCTCAAGACGACTTCTTTACTGACTACTGGATCAGAGGGGTTTTGGATAAACGGGGCGGCGGAAAAGTATCTATTCAAGGTAGACAACACAACGACTGGGAAGTTGTTTTTGGTGTTTGAATAATTGGCATTAAGCAAAAGTCAGAATACAATTTAAGAAACCACTAAGACCCCGCTGAAGCAGGGAGAGGGAGACAGAATGAGTACGCCAAAGGGTTACAGCACGCAGGAAAAAGACGATAGGCTATCAGCGCAATTTGTTACCGTTGAGCCAGTCAGAGAGCTTCAAAACGGGCTGAGCGTCCTTGCTCATCAGTATGTCTATGAGGTGGACGCCGGATCATTTGATGCTGGTTGTACTACTTCTATACTTCAAGCATCTGGGCATCCAGCTAAGATCGGAGATGTAATCCGGTTCACTTCTGGAGCTTTAAGTGGACAGGAAGTTAGAGTTTACTCAGTAACAACTAACACCATTACTCTTGCAGAGACCTTGGCTGCTGCCCCTTCTGCCGGGGATACCGGACAGATTCTTAGACACAAGTACCCAACGGTTGAACCCACAGGTGAAGTTAAGGTCTCCGG